CCGTAATCGATTTATTTGTTCCCAAACTTGTACCTATAGGTCCATATTTTTTGTATAAATATAAATTTGTTAAATTAAATCCTGACATATTTTTATTATTGTTTTTTTTATTGGTAAAAAGTGTTATTCCTAAACCAATCTATAACTACATAGATCAACTCTGCGACGATATATCCTGCACAAGCTAAAAACACATTGAAAGTCATAAAAAATATAATATATGGTATTATACAATAACAATTCATAACCTTCCTTATAAAATGATATACATAATTAACTATCTTATTCCTAAATTTTAACTCCTCTTGTTTCTTTCCCAATCCTATCCAATTCTTAAAATCCTCAAAAGGCTCGAATCTGTCAGCCCAAACTAAACCAAAACCTACTATACTCAAAAATGTTACTATTGTCATTGATTGTTAATTATTTTATATATATTATATCTTGAAACTTTAAGTATTCTTGAAGCTTCATTTATAGAACAATAAGTTACATTATCAATTGATATTTGTCTTCCTATATATGTTTTTGTGAATTTTCTATTATGTCTAGCTTCTTTTAAATGTAATTTGTGTTCTTCAGAATGTGGTAAGTTCTTATTCCAAGCTGGTCTACCCTTACCTGCTTCACTGATTAATTTTTTAGTTTCTTCTGAATGTTTTTTACCTTTCCGATTACTTGGTTTCCCTTTTTTTGACTCACTCATTTTTTTTCTAGTTATATCATTTGGATTCCAATCTTTATTATGTAAACTACTATGTTCAGAATGTGTCATAATTTGTAAATTTTCAATTTTATTATTATGTTTATTATTATCTATGTGATGTATAACATATCCTTCTGGTATTAATCCATAAAATTGTTCCCAAACATATCTATGTAATTTTAAATTTTTACCATTAATTTTAATTCTTTTATAATTCATAATTTTATTTTTAGCATTTGTATACATAATTAGATTGAAAGTTTAAAAACCAGATATCTTGATCCTGGTATATAGAGATCTATCTTTAGCTCCACAGGGAATACAAAAACTCGACGATCCAAATGACTTATAATCACTGATGTTGTCATTCATATATAATACTAAAGCCTTTGATAACCTATCTACATCATTCTCATATATTTGTTTCAGAGTATTCATCTGCTCAGGCGTAGCCGCATCTGACTGATCTGACACTTTAACCCTCACACCTAAATTCTCCAATTGATATGTACTTGAGTATAAGACTCTTATCATTACTCTCTTTGATAATATACGTATAATCCATCTATTGAATATATACGAGTTAGCCGCTGTTAAGGTGTTACCACTCTGTTGAAACAATATCTCATTGTAAAGATCACATCCCAACAGATTTTGAAGATGACTCTCCTGTTCATCCTGAATAAATCCTGTTATCAGATGATCATCCACCGAATCAGGAAGCTCCGGACATATCTGTTTTATTATATATGGATTTATTAAAATTATATTATAAGGTTCGTAAGCCATTTTTTTATATTTTATTTTTTATAACACAGGCTGCTCAGGCGTGTTAACACCAGTATCCAATGGTTTTTCTATAAACTCGAGTTGTATGTCCTCTATCTGTATATCACTCAATGGATCTATGAAATACTTGTTAATCAATGTGAAAGCATCTATGAAGTAATTCCTAAATGGATATACCTTCTTGTGGTTATATAAAAGCTGTGCCGTAGCCAACTCCTGTGTACTTCCAAGTTTACCAGCCTCAGATATACCAGCCAAAGATGTTGATGGTAACTGATGACCAGAAACAATTTGTTGTGAAACCATTGAAATCCAATCACTATACTTCTGACCGTCATCGTCACTATTAAACTTAATGATCTCAGGCTTGTTCTCGGGTGTCTCTGGATTGAATATGATAGTCTTTAAACCTTCTGAACCTGTGAAGTTTTTCTTTAAGATATATTCCAAATCCTCCTTCTGTTCTGGCTCCATAATACCTGGTAACACGATCATTGTATTAGCAACAAAATTATTCTTAATAAGATTTAAGAAAAACTTTGATAACTCAGTGTCTATAGCCACCCATCTCCACAATTGGAAATAATATGGTTTTGGATAAACATCTAAAAATTGTTGATAGTATATAGGCATCACCTGATGATTGTCACTGACAGGATTGGTATTAAACTTAACCAATGGCGTTATCTTACTCTTTCTCCAATCCTTCCAATTCGGACAATGATAGTATATCAAAATATCATCATTGATGACTTCATCATAATCACCAATACGTATCTGTTCATATTTTATATGTTTTATCCTCAATATCTTAGTGTGATCTAAATTCCAAAATATCTCTATATATGCTCCACCAAATAAACAAAAATCAAATACACATTTCATCAATATTAAATTCAAATTATATTTTTCTATAATGTCTTCATCATCAGTAGTCTGTGGTATCAAACCAGTACCATAAACCTGTTGTATCAAATTGTTTAGTATACTCGAGTGTAACGAGCTGTTGTTATACATATATTTTATCTCGTTAAAGATGTCAACATCTTTACTACTTGGTAAATAATATTTGTAATCCTTATAAGCTATAAGCTTCGACTCAAACTCAGGGTACTTCATACCACCACTGTCATATTGACTAAAATTGTATATATTCATAATCTATATTTTTTTTTATAAATATGTAAAACCGGAATAATTAAAAGTGTTAATTACATAAGGTGTCACATATCCAGTGAAATTATTATTTATGTATTCATTATATATATAAACAAAACCACTGTCCAATAAATAAATTTCCGAAGGACTGAAGTTACCATCAGTCTTACCAGAAATGTAATATATCTCATACTCATTGTAACCCAACCAATTGTCAACATATAAAGTAGATGTATATCCACTCTCTGCCAGTGGATTGTGTGTCACCACTATAGTAAATATGTTCTTATCCGATGTTGAACTACTATCATAGATATATAGATTCTTAGTCTGTTTGAAAGTTGGGTTATATATCTTCATAACAAAGGCGGTGTCACCTGTACATATGTATGATTCCTTTATGTCGGAGTACCACTTGTTATACATCTCATCAGTGTTTATATATATCATTTTATGTTATTTTTTTTAATAAAAAACCCGGCGCCGATTACGCCGCCGGGTTTTAACGATAGTATGTGTAATTATAACGTAGCTATCAAATTAGCGATAGTCACCTTAGTAGTGTCTATCTCTCTCACTGACTTACTCTCACCATAAGATGAAAGCGTCATAGTAAGGCCTTTTAAGTCACCACTAGCGGTACCTGTCGTTAAATTACCAGTCTCAGCAATTATTCCGTTTTCAAACCCTAGTAAGTAATATCTACTCTCGTGTAGTTTAACCATAATAACCACTTTAGACTTAGCAAAAGACTCATATAACTTGATTATATCGTGATCTAAACTAGCCAACTTGAAAGTTATCTTAGGATTGAAATAATAATTGTTATTCTGTTTACTGGTTACTAACTCAACATCGAAATTCGTACTCTCGAAAGGTACACCCAGTTCAAAAAAGAACCCTGATGTATAACCCGAAGCAGTACTACCTGACATACCATTGATGTATTCATCAGCAGTGTCAAAGGTAACAGCCGTTAAGTCAGTAAAACAAGCAGCGTACAACGTCAAAACACCCACGCCCACACCTGGACAGTTCAATGCCACACTTCTATCTGGACATCCACAGTTTGTTGTTGTCATATTTATTTATTATTATTTTTTAAATTCCGTTCCAAACGATTTGATCAGGCCATCTAACCTGAGCACCTTGTTTCCAGTTAACAGTAGTATAAACATATTTGTCAAATGGATTGTAAACAACTTCCACCTTTGAGTGTTCGTCTTTAATGTCACAACCATAAACGAAATTACGTTTCTCACCAATATAAACAGAGCCAGTACCTTCTAAACCAGATTGTGGTGCGAAAGTTACGTTAGCATAGAAAGGATGGGTGTAACCATTCTGTCCTGCGCAACAACTAGCTGCTTGATTCGGGAAAGCTGCATTCCATCCCTGAATCCAATAGTTATAAAGAGTGTGTGAAAGATAGATATACAGAGGTTTACCCTGAATCTCAGCTGGTATCGAAAGTAACATAGTGTTAATCTGTGACACTGCCAAAGCCGGTGTAGTAATAGATGTAGTACCAGTCTTAACAACTGTAGTACTTCCAGAAAGTATATAATGTATACCATCACAAAGAGCTAAGTTACCAGTGCCAGCATCTGTGTCACCTCGCCAGAATATCTTCTGGACTTCCACCGCTATTCTACCAGCGAGGTCCTCCAAATAAACATTCGAGAAAAAGTCTAAATCTGTTATGTTTGAGCCTGGGCTCAGTTTTTCATTTGTCCAATATTGGTTCAAATCTGTCATACAAAACTTGTCGAAAGATGTGATCTCACAAACTTCCAAAACCCTCTGGTATAACTCTGTATCTCCTGACACTGATGGTCCGCAGACCGTGTTTTGTAAATATAAACCCTTACTCAATAAATTGATCGCTGTTTTATATTTGACATTTTCCATTATATCTACAGTATTATATAATGTCTCAGGCATCACTGACTTAACGAATATATCGCTAATCTGTGAAGTGTATGTAGTCATATTACCTAATGTAAATCCTGCCATTTTTATTTAATTTTATTTTTATAAATCTCTTCATAAGACCCTAACAAAGAGTTGGGCTTCTGAGAGTTTAATGGTATCTGATCATTCTGTTTCACAGGCTCCACGACAGACACCCTCTCAAACTTCGAATCAAATTCCTTGTTTTTGTTTTCTATAACTTCCAAACGACTATTCAATGTACTCAAATTGTCGTTGAACGTCTTTTCATAGTTACTAAACTCAACCTCAGGTACCAAATTGATCTTATCAATAATGGCCTTAAGCTGAGCCTCCAAGTCTGTTATCCTTGTTTCTAAATCGTTTACAACCTCTGATACAACATCTTGGACTTGTTCAACGGGAAGCTCTGCTTCTGCCGTCTCTACTGGTTCTTCAATAGTTTCTACCTCGGGCTCTGTAACCTCATCTTCTTTTTCTTTTAAATCTACAATGACACCATCAGCGGTCGTGATGACAGTACCGTCTTGTAAAACCCACTCCCCGTCAGGAAGTGGCAACTCTGTCTCGTCTGTTATGATAAACACCTTAGACCCTGTATCCAAAGTCCCCTCTATGCGTATCTCCTTACCATCCATTAATTTGGCATTACCCTCAAAGACGAATGTCGAGAATAAACTTTTTAAACTTTCAAAAAATTTCATATGTTATATTTATTTTTTTATACTATCATAGATCTAAATATTAACTACTGTTCCGTCTAGACACCACCAGCTCAACACTAAACCTCTCACCTGACCTGACTTTATCTGTTCCCATATGAAATCACTGATGACAGCATACTCAGCCATCCAAGTCCAATGTTTAGGATCTGTCTTATCCACCCAACTCTTGGTCATAATCATATTTTTAGATATATCGACTTCGTGTAGAAAAGTAGAATTACTGTTTATACCATATGCCTTCTGTAACCTGTCAACAGTGAAATTGGAAAACCACACATAACCCCAGTTGACACCATCCATATCCCTTGGTGGTCTCAGTATCATCTTGTTACCTATCATAACAGGACCACGTATCCTTCTCTGTTTGGTGTCATAAGTCTTAAACTCATATTGAAATGAGAAATTGTTGTGGAACATACCCACCTTCTTTAAATAATGTCGACACCCAAACATACAAGATCCCAAGTCAACACCATTGTCAGGGAAGTTAGATAATATAGTGTTACCATCATCGGTAAAACCCCATCCCTTATATTGTGTGTATCTCCTCCAACTCTGTATCACTGGGACACTATAAGAAACTAAATCCCCCTTAGCATACTTCTTACATAAATTGTGTGACGTGTCTATAACCATACTGTCACTGGTATACTCAGGTCTTAAAGTATAATAATACTTATCTGGAACAGCAAACAATATAAACTCTTCTTTTATAGCTGGGTTGGGAACTATCGAAACAGCCAGTATACCTGGATCATTTGGATTGAAAAAAAGTTCCTCTAACAACATACCATTGTGTTCTATCATATTTTATTTATTTATTTTTTATATAGACGCTGACATCTCTATGTTCTTGATTCTCTGTTGTGTCTGTGTTATATCACTCTCCACTACATATGACTTATAATCTCTAGATGTAGTCTCAATTATTCTATCTAACCTCTTGTTCATCTCAGTTATCATATCGTTGTTACCATTGATAGCCTGTAACGTAGGCAAGTTCTGAGCCGTTGATATACGGTTGGTCACAAACTCACCCCCCTCGAGTACTCCATATTTTGTCAGTATACCACCCTGCTCGTGTGTAGGTCCAACAA